ACCCGGCAATGCGAAAGGCCATCTTTCAGCGGTCCATGATTCTCTACCGGGACACGATGAAAAAGAGCCGGGTCAACGTGGTGACGGTGGACGAGCTTCGCAAGTGCATGGAGGAGCCGGAGTCTCGTTTCTACATCCGAGCGGACCTCCACAAAGCGGACCCAAAGGGCGGCAAGTATTTTCGGCGGGCTATGACCAAGAGTGGCAAGTACCGCTATTTCTACGATGAGGATTCCTACAAGCGCTCGAGCGGCGCCCACGTCAACGGTGAGGAGGCCGCACACTCGGCCATCCGAAAGGCCGTTGGGGCACGCATCAAAGGCGCGGCTGGCAAGGGAATCAAAATCAAAGACCTCGGTGACCTCGTGAAGCGATACGGCAAGGCAGCGGTAAGCAAAGCGCTCCAAGCCGAGTGTGGCGCCGATGGTGGGCTCACGTTCAAAAAAGGTTGCCTCATGGCGAGGAGTGCAAAATGACGTACCAACGCGGACTAGATGCTCTTGGGGACATGCTCGAGAAAGCCGGTCACAAATACATTCGACGGTGGAAAAACAACAAGGGTGAGTGGGAGTACGAGTACCCCGAGGGCAAAATCAAAGGGAAGCCCCAACAAATGGTGCTCCCGCTCGAGGCAAAGAAAGAGGAGCCCAAGCCCAAGGCCAGCAAGGAACAGATGAGAGAGCACCTGAAAAAGAAAATCGGGTTGCTCCAAGAGCGGCGTAGCATGATCGGCGCCGGCATTGCGGCCATTCAGAGGATGAAAAATCCGAGCAAGGGCGACCAAGCGGATTTGAAGTCCATGGCCAATGACCTCAAGCAAGTCACGGCCGAATTGACCCGAGCCGATGATCAACTCAGACAGATGGGAGCCGGATTCAAGGATGGTGATCGCGTCCGCTACCAAGGCCAAGTCGGCACGGTGAAGGGGACTCGAGGGGACGCAACCATGGTGGAGTTTGATGGCAGCGGCACCACGGCCGAGGCCATTCTCACCGAGCGGTTGTCTCCGGACGCCGGCACCGAGCGCAAGGTTGGGGATTTCACGGTCACGGCCACCCAAGAAAAGTCCGGCAAGTGGACCACCAAAATCAGCGGGCTCCCCGGTGGCAAGACGGTGGAGGGTGGAGACGGGGACACTCCCGAGGAAGCTCTCACGAGGACCGAGCGCAACATCAAAGCGGGCAAGTATGACCAAGCGGGCGTGGAGGTGGCGGCCGAGCCCGACAAGTCCACCACGACCAACGGCCGAGGGACCGTTGCCAACAGTGACGGCACATTCACGGCGCTCACGTTTTCTCAGTCTCAGACATTCAAGACGCGCAAGGGTGCCGCGGATTGGCTCGCCAAGCGTGGTTTCAATCCCGATGGCACGCGCATCAAAACTCCGGTCACTCCCGAGGTGGAGGCCCGGATGTCTGGCAAGCTCCAACAAATTGGCAAGGAAATGCAGAGCGAGGGATTCACCGAGGCCATGGGCACGGTGCTCAGCCGAGCCGAGGCGGTGAATACCTACAACGAGGCCAATGATCTATTCAACACGGCCATTGAGCAGTCCAAGAAAGCCAAGAAAAAGGCGGACAAGATTTCGATCCTCAAGGCAGCATTGCCCAAGGTCCAAGCGCTCAACGAAAAGCTCAAGGGCTCGCAACACAACGTCACGGGACGAGTGGTGGACCTCGAGCATCGAATCAATGGCTTGGAGGGAACGAGCGGCAAGCACGCCAACAAGCTCAACGCTACCAAGGATCGTGCGTACCGAGACATGGAGATGGCATCGGACCAAATGAACTACCAACCCAAGCAAGCGGTGCGGCTCTACAACCGAGCGGCCGATGGTTGGGACGAGGTGGCCAAGCTCCACGATGCTCGCAACGAGGCGCCCAAGGCCAAAGAGGCTAGGGACATGGCGGCTCGCAACCGAGAGAACGCAAAGCGAGCCGAGAATTACGATCCCGAAAAAGAGCGGCGTGAGTTGGCGGCCAAGAATCGTCAACGGTTGGTGGAGTCTGGCAGGGCGGCACCATTCCACATGGTTGGTGGAGAATTCATTGAGCGCGGTGTCAAAAAGCACGGAGACACGTGGATCGCTATCAACGGTGACCAAGTGCAAGTGTTTGACTCCGAGACCAAGGCCAACAACGCCATGCAAAAGATGGGGTACGATTCCAAGGGGAATCCCGTCTCTGAGGCCAAGACCCGATCCCCCGTGGACGAGTGGCAGCGTAGGAGAAATTTGCCGGGCGTTGAGGTGAAGCACATGACCGCGGGCCGAGCCTCGGACGTGGTGCTCACGCTCAAGGGCAAGGTGATTGGTCAAAAGACAACCATCTCCACTCGAGGCAAAGACGGGGAGCCGTCATTCCTGTTGCCCGACATGGAGGAGGAGGGCGGCAAAGTGATCCCGTTCCGAAAATCTTTGGATGGGCTCGAGGAGTTGGGGGACGTGCTCGAGAAAGCGAAGTACATTAGCCGAAAGAAAGTTGGAGACCGGTGGTACTACACCTATCCAAAAGAGGGCGGCTCTCACAAAGCTCCGGCATTGTCTTTTGGCGATGAGGCGCCCACGAGACGTGGGGCGTTCAAGGTAAGCTCCACCATTCGAGATTGGGACGAGCTAAAGGACGAGCAAGGCCGCATTGCCCCCGACAAGGCGATTTTCAAAGAGGAGCGGGCAGCGCTGGACGCGATTGACCGCAATGACCTCCCGGCATTGTTCAACGAGAAAAACATGGCCGATGCTCAAGACGCCATTGCCCGAAACACCAAGCAAGCGTTTCGGACGTGGATGGCCAACGTGAGCAAGGCGTCTCCCAAGGTGGGGCGCATGCTCCGAGGGAAATCTGAGTTGGCCCCCATCTACTTTTTCTCGCACATGGCTCGAGTGTCCGGACCGGACATGGCCAACGAGGCTTTCAAGCGGACCTTTGAGACCAAGAGCGGCCATCCCGGTGAGCTACAGCGCAAGCGGCTCAAGAAAGCGTTGGACGAGCGCGTGGACCTACGGAAAGCGTTGCCCAAGTCCGGGGTTGAGGGAGGCTCCAAGACGCCACCCAAGGAATACCGAGAGGGCGGCGCCACCAAGGGCAAAGACTACGCGGACCCCAAAAATTTCAAGTATCCAATCGACACCGAGAGTCACGTGCGGGCGGCCATCTCCTATTTCTCCAAGCCGAAAAACGCGGGCGTCTATTCGGAGTCTCAGCAAGCATCCATTTGGGCTCGCATCCGAAAGGCGGCCAAGAAATTCGGCATTGCGGTGAGCGAGAAATCGGGACCCCCCTCGGTGGAGGAGGACGGCATGGAGAAATCACTCTACAACATCGGATTTGCGGACCGCATGGCGGGGACGCCATTCGAGGCGGACGCATTGCGGGCCATCAAAGAGCAATGCGCGATCCAAAAAGCTCGAGACGAGGTGTACGCGAAATTCCGGACCACGTGGCAGGAACGCCAAGCCATGGACCCGGTGGACGCGGCCAAGAAATCCAAGCAACAGTCCCAGGCCATGGAGGCAATCGACAAGAAAGAGGACGCCTTGCGCAAGGTCAAAGACCAAATTGAGATGAAATATCTCGATTGGCGCATTGCCCAGGCTGAGAGCGCGGGTGAGATGAGAAAGGCGCTCCCCTCGGCATCGGCGGACATCTCTCCCGAAAAGGCGAGACAGATTTTGCATGATGGGACGGTCCACGGGAAACCGTTGACCGATCAACAACGAAAATTCTTTGGTGCCATTGGGGGCCATCTCCCGGCTCCGGGCAAGAAAGGCAAGGCCATGAAAAAGGCGGACGATGGCAAGCCGGGGGAATCTTTGGAGGAGACCTCGGTGGCCGAATTGAGAAACACGTACCAGGACATCAAAACCCGGCTCGAGCAAAAGCCGGACGATAAGGCGCTCCAAGCTCGCTACAAGGCAATTGGGGCAGAATTGAAACGTCGGGGAACCGACAAAGGTGAAGGGATGATCATGCGAAAGTCAGACGGATTGGACGAGCTTGGGGATATGCTGTCCAAGGCCAACGGAGATTTGTCTCCGGGGTCTGACCCGGACGGGTTACCCAAGCATGACTGGCAAACACTCGGACACGCCAAGTCCAGCGAAGTGGACGGCGGCTCGGCCGATGGTGGTGAGCTTGACGGCGTTGGCATGACGGCCGGCTCCTCGGATTCGGGGCCGGGGCCAGGCCAGAACGCGCAAGGTCAGTTGACCGGAGTGCCGGCACCCAAGGGGGAGAAATTCTCCGAGGATGACGCCGAGGATGAGGCCCAAATGAAGCCTCACCAAAAGGCGCTCGAGCGGTCTCTCCAAAAGAGCATCACGCCGGCCAACCAACGTGAAGCGGTGGCGCATGCCAACGCGGTGGCGGTATCCCGTCTCCAAAAGGGGATGCCGGACGTGCGGATTGGTGAGGCCCATCCGTACAGCATGGACGTGGTGCATGGAGACATGGACAAGGTGGCGGCGGGGCTCGTGGAGGATTCGTTTTACCACGGCCGTCCCCCGACCTTGGCGCCCGATGGCTCGATTCTCCGGAAGTCCATCACGTGCTCGTGCGGGCATGAGCACCCGGCCATGTTGACCGCGTGCCCGGCTTGCAGCGCTGGCACCACGGCCAACAGGCTCCTCCCCCACGGCGGTTGGGTTGGACAACCGAGCACGGTGCTCGAGAAGTCTCAACCGTTGCTCCGGAAACCACCCGAGGAGCCGGACCTCTATTTGCCGGGAGTTGTCGAGAGCGAGGAGTAAGCCGTGGGCTGGCAAGAGAGACTGAGAGGCGTGGCCCGGAATTTGGCCGGAGCCACGGGTGAGGCGTTGATCGATTACGCCGATTGGGACCCTTTGGTCAAAGCGCGGTCGATTGACGTGGAGCCGGACGAGGGCCAAGAGCGGACTCCGGGGGGCACGTCCGAGGACACGGCCACCAATGCCCCGGTGCCTGACCAAAAGGCCACGGATGACCCCAAGACTCTGTTTTGGGACCCGTTCGCCATTGTGGAGCAGCTTGGCTACAAAGAGCGGCCAAGCTCGGTCACCTACGGCACGCTCAAGGCAATGTGCTGGAAAATGCCCATCGTCCAGGCGATCATCAAAACGCGGATTGATCAAATGTCCTCGTTTTGTCAGCCGGCAAAAAACCGGTATGACCTCGGTTTCAAAATCAAGACGAGAGAGTCCGAAAAGGAGCCCACCAAGGCCGAGCGTGAATGGGCCACGCAAATGAGCACGCTCATTATGCGGACCGGTGTGACCGACAATCCCCGCGGTCGCAACACGTTTGAGACCTTTATCAAGAAAATCATGTGGGACAGTTTGGTCTATGACCAATTTGCTTTTGAGATTGTCCCCAACCGAAAAGGTGAGCCGGTGGAGTGGTACGCGGTGGATGCGTCCACCATCCGGTTGGCGGACTCGGCATCCACCTATCTGGACGAGGATTTGGACAAGGCTGTCCGGTACGTCCAAATCTACGATGGAATGGTGATTGCCGAGTACACCCAAGAGGAGTTGTGCTTTGGCGTCCGAAATCCACGGACGGACATCCGGCTCTTTGGCTATGGCACGTCCGAGCTTGAGATGTTGATCACGGTGGTCACGGCCATGCTCTTTGGGTGGGAGTACAACGTCAATATGTTCCGACAGGGGACGGCCCAAAAGGGTCTCCTCAATTTCAAGGGCGCCATTCCCGAGAAGTCTCTCCGGCAATTTCGTCGGATGTGGTACATGATGTTGAGTGGCGTGGAGAACAGTTGGCGCACGCCGATAACGAACGCTGAGGATTTGCAATGGATCAACATGCAAAACTCAGCAAAAGACATGGAGTACGCGGCTTGGTACGATTTCTTGATCAAGATCGCGTGTGCCATGTTCACCATGGACCCGGTGGAGGTCAATTTCAAATATGGCAACGTGGGCCAAAAAGGCGCGTTGGCTGAATCCTCGAATCGGGAGAAAGTGACAGAGAGCAAAGAGCGCGGGCTCCGGCCGTTGCTTCGCAAGGTGGAGACGTGCATCAACCAATACATCATTTGGCCCATCAACGAGAATTTCGAGTTTCAATTCTATGGGCTAGATGCCGGCACCAAGTCCGAGGTTGCCGACCTCAACACCAAACTCGTGAAAAGCACCCGGACCGTGGACGAGCTACGAGCCGAGGACGATTTGCCCCCGTTGCCAGACGGCAAGGGTGAGGTGATTTTGGACCCGACTTGGCTGCAATACGCTCAGTCCAAAGAGGCGGCGGCGGGCGGACAGATGCCCGGAGCCGAGGGCGGCGCTCCCGAGGAGGGCGCTCCCCAAGGTGACGAGGAGGTGGATTTCGAGTCCCTACTCAACCAAGAATTCGGTGGTGAGGAGGGGCAAGAGGGGGGTGAGGAGGAGACCGAGCCGGCCCAACCTGCAAAACCAGAGGCCACCCAAAAAAGCATGGTGGTGGACCTGAGATTGTGAGGAGCCTACCATGCGAGTGAAGCACACTGTTTTGGTCGAAATCGCACGGGACGCGGACATGAAGCGCAAGCTATTCTCCGATGATCCCCAATTGTCACAGGTGGTGATCGATACGTTTGCCCACCAAGCAAACTCCCACCTATCCATTGATCCGAGTGCTACCGAGAGTTTGAATTTCGGAGATGTCACCTTGGTCAAGGGGCTCTACCTCGAGACGAGCGTGGATTGCTTGGTGCGCGTCAACGGAGCCGTTGACGCCATTCCCATGAAAAAGTCCAACGGCTCGGCCAAGCTATTTCTCGAGGCGGACATTTCCGAGGTGACTGTGGAGAACACGAGCACCGAGGACACTCTTACCGGTATCTATTGCGTATGGGGCGACCCCACAGCATAGGAGGGTCACCCCATGCGGTTTCGACTTGAAGCCACCCCACAGGAATTGGAGTCCAAAGGCGATGCGCTCCTCAAAGCGCTCATTGATGAATTCCATGACGTGGACCACGACCTAGCCGAGCGGTTGGAGAAATCGCTCCCTCCCAAAGAACCGGTGCTCAAATATCCGGTGCTCCGGGCCATCCACAAAAAGACGGCCCAAGCCTACGATGCCATGCTCCAAGCAATGCTCGTGGACATTGGGAAGGTGTTGGACCAATCGGTTGCGGGCCAAATGAAAAAGGCGCTCGAGCCCGAGGACGAGCTTGAGAAAGCGAAGTACACCAAGCGGACCATCAATCCCAATCCGCCACCCAAGTATCTCTACGAATACGCCGAGCCCAAGAAAGAGGTCTCCGAATACAAATGGGAGAGACAACCCGATGGGGGCTATCAACTCTTGGGCGGCAAGGTGAAGCTCGAGCGACGGGGCAAAGAGTTTTTCCTCGTGGTCCCGAGCGTGGACAAGGAAATCTCTTTGGGCAAGCGGGCCACGTTTGACTCAGCCAACCGAGCGTTGGACGAGTTGTTGGCATCCACACGGGACAAAAAGGGGGCCAAAGAGGGGGACAAAAAACAGGCTGAAATCGAAAAACCTCAGCAAAAGCAGAATCCCAAGCTCGAGAAGTTGGGGACAGCCGAGGCCACCGAGAACGGGGTGACGTTCAAGACGGGCGAGCCCGTGACCTTCGATTTCATCCGAAACACGGGGGGCAGCGGGAAGCCTCCACCCAATGATCCCTACCAACAGAAGCTCGAGCCCGCGGGCCGGTTTATGAGCCACGTGGACAAAAAGAATTGGGGACCGGAGATTCCCGGACAAGTCCGTGGGACCGTGACGTTCAAAAATCCCCTCGTGATTCATTTGAACACGGGCGAGGGCTCTACCTACGATGAAAACAGT